AGAAATGACAATGATAAAAGATATTTTAGGTAAGGTAGATTATCTTACAGACAAAGTATTTATAGAATTAAAAACAAAGCCACCCAATATTAGAAAGGTTAAGAATAAGGAAGAGTGGACAATGAGTAGCCAAGCATTGCCAACTGAACCTACAACAGATAACCTTACACAAACTTCGTTCTACTATATGTGTACCAAGAAGATACCTTACCTAGTTTATACTAATGATAAGGAACACATTATCTTTGATGAAACACATGAGTTGATGAAGAAAGACCATCTGGAATTTCTTTACTATAAAATGGTTGATAAGATTTTACTTTGGGAACGTATGATTATGTTCTGCAAAGGAAGTCTGTCTGAACTTGCACAAATGTGTGAACCACCAGACATGTATCATCCTTTTTATTATAAGGATTTAGCACCAGAACAAGAAAAACTCATAACAAACTTATGGGGAATTAAACAACAACAATAAACAAAGGAGAACTATGTCTTGGTTAATATTAAAAACAAAAGTCGTTGGAACTTATACTTTTATTTACGCACAAAAAGTATGGGGTCTATTACCATTTTAAATAAAAACAAATGAAAGGAAACAATGAAAAGAAATATATATCAAAAACTACATGATGCCTGTTTAAGTGCAAAAAATGTTATAAAGGGAGACAAAGTAAATGGAATGCATTTTAGACCTCTCCTACACGATAAAGTTCAAGAAGTAGCAACACAAGCTCTTTTAGATAATAATTTATATGCGACCTGTAATTATCTGACAGAAATTGTACCCAATTATAAAAAAGTAATGGTCGTATGTACCATGCGAGTTTATGATGTTGATGATCCAACCCAACATATACTTGTTGATGGTTGCTCATCATTTGGAGATATTAGTATGTTTGGAACAGGTAATGCTATGTCATACTCAAGAAAGTATGCGTTCCTAAATTTACTAAATCTTAAAACTGGTATCAAAGATGAGGATGGCTACAATGCTGTTCCGTTTGACCAAAATTCTGTAGAGCAATCTATAGAAGAACCTACTTATACTGATGATAGTATTGAAGTAGAAGATATAAAGAATGAGATTAAGTCAGCTAAAAATATGAAAGAGTTTAATATTTTAGCAGAGAAATATTCTGATCACATTCAATATCTAATAAAAAACAACACTAAAGTTTATCAACAAATAAAAGATGTTGCTGATACTAGAGAGTTGCAATTAAACAAGGGTCAGTAAAAGCTGACAATAACAAAGGAGTAAACATGAGTGAAGATATAGTATGGTGTAATTTGGTTAGAAACCAAAACAAGAACGCAGAGAACCAGCCGGATTGGGTAGCACCACCAAACCTAAAAGCACCAGAGGGTAAGAAATGGACCATAGGTGTTAAGATAGGAGACGTTTGGCACAATCAAGCTGGATGGAATGAGTTAGATGAACAAGGTAATATTACCGGTATCACAATTAAAATGACACCACCTAGTTCTAATGATGATAAACCTTCAGCACCACAAAATAAGGGGTTTCAAAGTAAACCTACTTATGCTAGTAAACAATCATACAAGTTTTAATTAATTTGTATTTTAGTCTTGGGGGAGTTTTTCTTTCTAGTTCCCTTTCGGTAGTTTTCTTCCCCGAGACCCTCAACTTATATGGATAAGAAAATAACAGACATAGACCAAGAGATAGAGAAAAAGATTATTAATGATCGCCAAAAAGATTATGGTAATTATCAAGAGAACTTTATTATGTTAGCTGAAATGTTTACGATTGTCTTGGCAGACAATTTAAAAAAAAGAATTAAGCCACATCAAGTAGGTCAATTAATGATGGCACTAAAGCTATATAGATCAACACGAAATTTTAAATCCGATAATTATACTGATTTAAGTATATATAACAAGATGACTAAAGAGATACACAAAAAAGAGGTTGCCAAAAAGGATAAAGTATGACAAAAGTTAAGAGAATTATTAATGGTGAGTGTCATTTTGAAATGACAGAACTATTTGATGATGTTGAGAAAGCTACAAATGTGTCCAATAGTGGAGAACTTGTAGAATGTAAAATTGATAATTTGAGGATTGATTTTACAACAGTAAAAAAGGAGAAGGATGAACGAGATAAAAACTCGTCTGCAGAGGTACAGAGATCTTCAAGCGAAGAAACACGAAAAGTACCTAGAAGCGAAGCAGAAAGTCAATAAGTATCAAAAAGATTCTTATAGATTGCTTTGGAAGATAGAGCAGACAAAAGAACGATTAATGACATCTATTTAGTCATTAGTTAATTATTAAAAAAAACTGAAGGAAAACGTAGGGGATCTATGACTAAAAATAAAGTGTTTACAGAAATTAAACTTGCAATGAGAGCAGGACATTATCGTGATTTAACTTTTAAAGAAAAGAAAATATACAAGAACGCATTTAAGAATGGTTATAAGTTAGCCAAGATACATTGTAAAAAAAGAAGTCCAGAGTTTTATAAACCAAGAAGAATTATTGGTTATTCATTTGCCAAACCTAATTCAAGAATTATTGACAGTATTATTAATAGAGTTTGTGTTCGTTATGAGGTACACAAAAAAAGTTTAATGAGTAAAGTTAGAACACAAGATATAGTTAGAGCAAGAAACATTATTCACAACATCTTGTATGAAAAATATAACATGAACCTTACAGATATTGGTAGATATTTTGGACAAGATCATACTACAGTTTTACATTCAATAGAAATGAAAAAGGATAAGCGAAGATTTTGGGATGCTGGTCAAAGCATCTGGCAAGAGTTTACAGAATTAAAAGAAACTATTTTTTAAATCCAGACTTCATGTTTTTATAAGCCTTTGCAGATATTGTAGATTTCTTTTTTGTTCTTGAAGTACCAGCTTTTTTTCTTTTGTTTATATTATAGTACAAACCTTTTTTAGCCATAATTATTTTCCTTTTGTTGTTTTAATTTTAGCACACAATAGTTGTCAAAACAACTACCATCTTTACCATCATGGCAAAAATATTGTTTGTTAGCTGTGACTATCCAGCCACCAGCATCACTAATTAATTCTTTATTACACTCTTCACAGTACCCACACATAAAAGACTTTTCTGGTTTCTTCCAAGTTTTTCTTATCGGCACTTCCACCTACGTCTTGCTTGTCTTATTCTTGAGTTAGGATCGTTTCTTGTTTTAGCTGATGATCTTTTAAGTTGTCCAGCTGATCTTGCACAATAACTTTTTCTACGTTTAGCAGCTTTAGATCCCGGCTTAACTTTACCAGTTACTGCTGTTTTTAATTTTGATCCGGGATTAGCTCTTCTATATCTTGCAACACCTTTAGCTGTCATCCCAGCACCTTTTTTTGTAGGTCTATAATTTGCGTCTTTGCCTTTTGTTGTTTTTCTAATAGCCATAATTATTCTTTTATTATTTTTTTAATAGCTTTACTGCCATCAATATTTTCTTCTATTTCTGCTTCTACTTTACCACATTTATATTCTATATTATCATTTGCTCCACGTTCAGCAACACGTTTGCCTTTTAAACAATCTGACATTGCTGGTTGTATTCTGTGTTCAGTTAATTCTCCTGCTATAAACATACAAAGAGCTACAACAGATTCAATCATTAGTGTGTACCATTTCCATTTTGTCTTACCTTATCTTTTAAATGTTCAACATCAGCTAACGCTTTATCTAATTGATCTCTTAAAAATTGTATATTAACTTTATTCGTCATGTTTTGTTCTTGAGTTAATTCTAATTTTTCTGTTGTTTTATATAAATCTTCTATCAACATATATTGTTCTTGGTCTGTTGGAAGTTGTTCAGATTTTTTAAGTAAATCAGCTTGGAATAATTCTCTTGATGTCTCAAGGGATGTAAGTCTAGCAGTAACTTCTGTGTAAGCAAACACACCCATAGCAACAGCAATAACTATACCAATCATGTTTTTGATTGGCATACTTACTGATGTTTTATCTGATACTTTCATTTTTTTCCTTTCATGTAGTGATCTGAAGATTCATAATTCCATCTCTTACCATGATGACCTCTTATATCAGCATACCACATTCTTAATCTTACTATCCATTTACGTACAGGTCTAGGCATTTTTCTTCTTCTTCTTACATTTGCAACGTGGTGCAAATAACTTGTCTACTAATCCAATTAAATTATCTAGTTTTCCAAAAAAAGAATATAAAAATTTATCAATCATGTTGCTGGACCTCCACAGAGAGCCAACAAAGTCATCATTATTATAAGAACACCTGTAAAATAATAGTTCATCCTCTCTATCTCCATAGGTTATTCCTTATCAATAATTATATTATTAGAGCTATAACTAATAGCACACCAACAACGATAACTGCTTTTTTATGATCTTCCATATAATGTTTGATCATGTCTCTAATTTCATCAATCATATTTATCTCCTATGAATGTTCTAATATAAGATATTATCTACCCTGTCCACGATTTTTTGATTTACCTTTTTGTCTCTTCTTATGCTTATTCATAGAAGATAGTTTGGGTCGTCTACCTATACTTGTTTTTTTTGGTATTCTTACGTGAGGTTGATCTGCTATGTTGAACTTTACTCTTGCCATTTTTTCCTGTTTGTTGAGATAATAAACTTACTTTCTTATTATATTGCTGTGAGTATGATGTAGATATATTCTTCATTTATATTTTTTCTCCCATATTTCTTGTTGGCTTAATCCTACTTCATCTTGTTTTAATTTTAATCTGTGGTCTATTTTAGTTATATCTATCTCTTCTACTAAAGCATATCTGTAAATTTTAGTGTCAGAATTTTTCCATTGAAAATGTAAAAGGTATTTAGGTTGGTCATAGTTACTTAATAGACTAGGATCAAAAGCAGATATTGTCATTTTTTAAACTTTTTATTACTCAATAAATTAGTAACAGATATTCCATAGTTACCACCAACTACTATAAAAATTAAATATAAATATACTTCTGGAATGTTTTTTAGTTGTTCAAAGTAAAACTCTACTTTTTTTAACATAGTCATATCACCATAGAATGTAGCATAAGCTAGTATGCCAAGTGGTGCTAATATAAATGCACCCAATACTAAATCTAAAATTAGTGAGCCATTTCTTTTAGCTCTTTCGTTACCAGTTTGCATTTCTTGTAAAGCTATTTGATGCTTACGTTCACTTTTCTCTGCTCGTTTAGTCATAAAACTTCCTACAGCTTTAGACCCTATTTTAAATAATAAATTATATGGCAGCATATTAATCTTTAGTTTCTTCTTCTAACTTTTTAATTTTAGATAAAGCATCATCTAAATCTTTAGTGCAAAATTCTAGTTTTTGCAAACATCTTTTGTTAGCTGCATCTTTAGATTTACCTGCATCTTCAAGCTCTGCTATCTGACCTTTTAATATTCTAACTTGATCTTTATACTCATTAATAATGTCTAAAGAATTATCACTTTGCATATATTATTTTTACCTTTAGTTTGATTTGTTCTTTGGTTCTTCCTCTTAATATTAGTGAGCCAATTCTTTTTCTTCTATAGCCATCTTTGGCTGTATAGTCTGTTTTTCTATAATTTTTTGATTTAACATCATAACCAGTATACTCACCTGTAGACATATTTAAAGTAACAATATCCACAGGACCAAGACCTCCAAGTGGTGTAAATACAAGGATATTTGGGTCTTTTGCTAGTTCAATCTGTGCTTTCATTTCGCTTAATAGACCAGTAATTGCTTTCTTTCTTCTAGCCATAAAGACCTTAAAGTTAAAGTTTTTGAAATAATATAACTATAATTGTAAACATCCCACCTATAAGAGCTGACATAGCATAGTATAAGTGTTTCTTTATATCTTTAATTTCTGATTCTATGTTGTTAATTTTTTGATGAGTTTGCTTTTGCATGATACGACAAAGTTTTTCGTGTGATTCTATTTTTTGAAGTGCAATATTTTTAGGCATTAAATTGTATCTTCTAATTTACAACTGTATTGAGTTGATAATTGAAATTGATTTACTGTGTCATCATCTATAGCTTCTAAATATTTTATACTTGTATCTAAAGCTACTATCGCACAATCTTTCCAAGTGTCAAAAGTTTCTTGATATTTTACTGGGTCTTTACATTCTCCTACAGCAAATGAACATATAGACAACATCAGCACAAACTTCATTACTAGATGTTAAATGCGTCTTTCACTTCATCTACTGTTAGACCTAGATTTTGTAGTTTAGTTTTAGCAGACGATATTCTAGCTTTCTTGGCATCCTCTGCATCTTTTGCAGTTTGTGCGTCTATTACAGCTTGTGCTTCTTCAGCATCTCTAGCTGCTTCTTCTTCTGCTGTAAAAGGAACTATGTTCCCATTTATATTGTGATGTCTTGCCATAATTATTTATACTCCTTTGTTAAAATTTATGCAATACCATAAAGGCAAATATCTCCAGCATCTATGTTGCCAGAATCAAACTTAAATTGCACTCCATCAATAGCTGTTGTTGTATTACAATATCCTGCCATATAATTGTCTATTTCTCCAGGTGCTGCATTAGTATAATGATGAACATAATGAGATATATAATGCTTTACGAAAACAGTTGATGATGGGTTAAATAAATGTAAAAAACCAGAACCACTACTATCATTATCTGCAGAAGATTGAGGTTGACCTACACCTTGAAAAGCTGTTGATTGTGCTAAATCTAAAGCAGCCTCATATCCTAATCCAGAACCACTATCTGATTCAAAATGATATGCTCTATAACCAGCAGATGTTTTAACAGCATCATAAGCTGAACCACCATCTCTAAAATTTACTTGGAATGAATTTTCTGATGAACTATGAATATTATTAAAAGTAAATACATATTCCTTATAAGTATCATCTAGCACCACACCATCTGTACCATCAACAAAAGATAAAGTAGCAGAAGCACTAGCTGTTAGCTTTTTAATAAACGTCATGCTACCTAAAGAACTAATGCTACCAAAAGCAGTTGCGTTCTTTACACCTTGATTATTTAATTTAACAATACTCATTAGCTATCCTTAATTCCATAGAGTTTTACTGTTCCAGTAATATTTTGTGCAAGAGCTTCTATTCTAAATCCTGTTAAAGCAGAAGTAGTATTAAAATATCCTGCTGTGTAACAATCTGAACTTCCTGGATATTCACTCATACCATTTATTCTTGACATATAATGTTTAACAAATGTAGTTGAGCTTGGAGAAAATATTTTTATTTCTCCACTTCCAGAAGCATCTGCTCCAGTATCATAGCCACCTTTATTAATAATGGCTAAATAAGGATCAGCAGCTTGTGCATCATGATAACCTGCTGAATAAGTTAATCTTGCAACCGAACTGTCATCTTCAGAATGTTCTGCAACAAAAGTTGTGTTAGTAACAACAACATTAAAATTTGATCCATCTGTTGTTGTATTCCATTTTAAATTTGCACCACTTGCTGGTTTGCAATTAATTAATTTTATAACATAAATTGGATATGTACTATCAAATACAACATCTGAAGTTCCATGAATAAAAGTAATATTAGAAGCATTACTTGCTGTTACAGTTTTAATAAGTGTCATAGCTCCACTTGGTATTGAAGCAGCAGAGGTTACAGCACTTATGCTATTGTTGTTGTATTTAACTAATGCCATTTATGAAACTCCATAGAGTTTAATTTTTCCAGAATCAGTATTTCCAGAATTAGTTTTAAACTGAATTGCATCAATAGCTGATGTTGTATTAAAATACCCAGCACAATAAGTATTCATTGAATAATTTGAACCATTAACAAAATTAAAATTTGACATAAAATGTTTGACGTATGTAGTTGATGACAATCCAAAAAGCCAAAGTTCTCCACTTGTACTTTGATCGTTGTCGTTTCCATATTCTGCTAAAGTTTGAAAAGATGTTGATTGTGCTAAATCTTTTCCTGTTTGATATTCTAATGCTGCACCACTATTATCTTCTGCATGATATGCTCTAAAAAAAGTTGATGTTATAGTTACACCATAAGAACTGCCAGTATTTGTAGAACCTTGAAATTGAAATTCTGTATTATCAGTTGCTGGGTGAATATCATAAAACTTAAATACATAAGAATCATAAGTAGAATCTATCCCAGATGTAAAAGATATTGTAGATGAGCTTGATGCAGTTTGTGTAGAGATAAGGTTTAATGCTCCACCACTTAAACCACTTGGTTGAGTTGTGATTGCTGATAATGAATTATTATTTGCGAAGTTAAGAGCCATGTCTTACTCCAATGGTTTTGTTGGAAACTCTTTTGCGTTTACTTTTTCTACTGTATCTAATCCTGATGGCAAATCTCTTAATTGAGTTCTATAAGTTTTCCATTCATCACTCATAGTTACATCAGAGTTAGCCATCCAATCTGTTTCAACAAGAAGTTGATTTCTTTTTTCTCTTAATCTATCTAAAGCTCTTGTTGGTGCATTATTATCATGTGCGGTTATTGCATTATCATGAGCAGTTTGTTCAGATGATGTTAGATCAACTAATTCAGAACTGTTTGTTAAAGCATTATATATTAATTTTTTTGTCATATTATTTCCTATGATGGGTTTGTAATTCCATAACAAGCTATTTTGCAACTTGTTATATTGTTTGCAGACATTTGAAGTTTAAATCCTGTGTAAGCTACACCAGCAGATGAAACTCCAGCACCATAAACTATACCAGCTTCTTCATAGGCTTTTGATGATTTTAAAAACCAATTATAACTTGTAATACCAGCAGTTGTGTCCATAGGACTAAATATGTGAATAGTACCATTACAATTTTGTGAAGTTCCACTAGAAACATCATTAGAAATATTTGCATAAGCATGAGCAGAGTTAGTTCTCCAAGATTGTGCTCCATTAGCATAATAACCTTCGGCTGCGTATTTGTGAACTGATGTGGCATTACCACTACTATCAATAGGTATAAAATGCAGATTTGTACTAGCAGCAGCAAATATAAGAGATTCTATAGTAATCATATAATTTGTGTATGTACTATTAAAAGCATTTTGCAAAGTAATTGATGAAGCAGCAGAAGTTAAACTTGCTGTTGCTGTTTTAGTATAAAGACCACCAGCAGGTAAGTCTGCAAAAGTAGGAACTGCTCCTGCACCAGCACTTGTTAAAACTTGTCCAGAACTACCAGTAGCAACAGCTACAGGATTTCCAGATGTATCATAACTAATAATATTTCCATCTGTACCAGAAGCTAATTTTGCTAATGAAACTGTACGATCACTTGGTACACCTAAATCTAAAACTGATCCTAGTATATGAATAAAGTTTATAACATCACCAGTAACTAGGTTTGATGCAAAAGTAATTGTTGAACCAGATACAGTATAAGAACTTGTTGGTGCTTGTAGTACACCATTTAAAGATACTAGCATGTGGTTAGCAGTTTCTGGAGATACATTAACAGATGATACTTGCATAGTGTATGCAGCTTGACCATTGACTACTGATATAGCATCACAAACTTGAAAGTTTCCGACTGTTGGTTCTCTACCTATATATGCCATATTATAATGCCTCTATTTCAGCATCAGTTAAACCTAATGCTTTTAATTTGTTTTGTGCTGATGTTTTGTTATTAGCTTTTGTTGTTGCCGCATCTATCTCTGCTTGTTTTTCAATAGCAAATTGTGCTTCTTCATTATCTCTTGCAGTTTCTTCTGCTGCTGTGAATTGTACTCTTGTTCCATTTATATTATTATATCTTGGCATATTTTTATCCTATGTTATTCCATAAAGTTTGATGACAGCTGAAGTAATATTTCCACTAGCCATTTTTATAGAAACTCCAGTTATTGCTGCTTGACCACTTTTCCAAAAACCACCACCAACATTTGAATCAAGTGTGCCATCATTTACAGTATATACTGATTTCCAGCTAATATTTTTAAATAATGCTGTTTCAGATGGATTATATACTATTATTTCTCCACTAAAATTTTCTCCAGTAGCATTACCTATGTCGGATTTAGAAATTTTAAAAGCATTAGCACCAGAACTTTCATTTCCAGCTGCACCAGCACCAGAATTTCTAGTATTATTACCATAAGCATGATTAGTACCAGTTTGTACAGAACCCCCAATTATTACTTGCATATAAACACTTACACCATCAGTTGCTGATACTAAATTATTAACAGTAACTAAATATCTTGAATATGTACTATCCATTCCAGTAATTGCAGCTGTTGCATCATTATCTACAGTTGTTGTACTAATTAAAGTATGAGCACCACCACCAATTAAACTAGCATCTAATCTTTTTAAAACACCAGCATCACTAATTAAAAATTCATCTGTATCAGCTGGAGCTACTGCTAAAGCTGTTTGACCAGTAATAACTGCTGGATCAAGATCACTTGCAACAAGTGCTTTGTCTGCTGGTTTTTGTCCAATATAACTCAATTAAAACTCCTATGTAATTTCCATTACTGATAGTGTACCAGAAATTTTATCAGCTACAGAACAATCAATTTGTATTTTGTCTCCAGTTTCTAAAATAACTTTAGAGCCAGATAAAATCTCAAGTGAAGATCCACTAGGGATGCTTACATCTTTAACTAACATTGATGTACCATTTGCTACATTGTTAGCACCACCTCTATTTGATGTTGTAGAAACTAATTCTACTTCTGCTGTAATTGCAGTTGTATGTATGTTAGCAAGTATCAAGCCAAGAACTACAGTAGTTGTACTCCCTGCTGCTGTATACATAACATAAGGTGTACCTGCCGAAGCTGGTTCTGCTGCGAAGTTGATTGCCTTGAAAGTATTTGCCATTTATATCTCCTATTTTCTCCTTATATACTAGCCGAGTGCGATTGCAAGTGCTGTTGGATCATCAGTTACAGCTATCGTTACTGTATCTGTTGCACCACCAGTAGTCGTAATCCCAGCTCCTGCTGCTATTGTTACTGTGTTACCATTTGTTATTGTTTGACTAGAGCCACTTGTACCAGCTAATGTAAAGCTAGTCATCTCTCCATCTGAACCATCTGCTCCAGAATAACTAAAGTGTACCCCAACACCATCTGTATTAGAAAATGTACCACTTGATACTACGTGAGTTACTGGAACTTTTGTATATCCAGATGCGTCTGTAACAGCACCAGATACTTTGAATAAAGCATAAGTAGATGGTGTACCTTCTTTAGTTACAGTTACAATACCTCTAGCAGTAGTGTTTGTTACATCATCCCAAGATTGAACATAGGAAGTAATATCTGCACTAGCATCATCTGCGTCATCTACATATAAAATTGAAACACTTGATAGTGTACCATTGTTAAAAGCTATTTTACCTGCACCCGGATCAGCATCAGAAGTTGATGAACTCCAAGTCATTGCAAGTTGTGAGTTAGTTCCCGCAGCTCCAGTAGCACCTGTAGAACCAGTTGATCCTGTAGACCCTGTTGAACCTGTGTCGCCTTTATTACCAGACCTTGAAAAATGTACTGAAAGTTCGTCAGCAGCACTAAATGTGTTGTTACTTGCTACATGAGTAACTGCTAATTTTACATAACCAGAAGCATCTGTAGAAGCACCAGTTATATTGAATCTTGCATAAGTTGATCTATCGTTAATGTCGTAGATCATTAAGTTACCTCTAATAGTAGATGTTGAATCATCCCAAGTTAAAATATCTGTAGATACAGTTACTCCATTTTGATCAGCATCATCTATAAATATTACTGTAGCAGATGCGTATGTACCATTATTAAATGCTATCTCTCCAGCACCGGGGTCTGTATCAGACGTTCCTGTATCAAAATTGTATAAATATCCGGGTATTGCACCATCTTCACCAGAAGCTGTAAATGCAATAAATACTTTATCATCATTAGTAAAACTACCAGCACTATCAATATAAACTAAAGTTATTTTAGAATAACCAGTAGCATCTGTAATTGCACCACTAACTTTAAATACCATCCAAGTATCTAATGTGTTTGCTTTTGAAATTCTTATTCTACCTCTGTTAGTATCATTACCAGAAACATCATCCCAGCTTTGCACCCATGCTGCTACATCTGTACCATTGTATTCTAAATCATCTATGTACATTTCAGTTGCACTAGATATTGTTGCGTGGTTTAATCTAAATTTTCCTGCTCCGGGATCTGCATCTGCAGTTGTTGTTGAATATTGAAACATTGCACTATCTCCACCTGCCGGTAGAAAGTCTGCAACTGTTGTTAATACATTTCCTGTACTGTCAAAGCCTAATGCTTTAGATGCTCTACTTGTTGCATCATCTGTAAATTCTGGTGTTGTAATTGAGTTGGTTGCAGATACTTTAAATGATCTGTCTAGTTCCTCTTGCATCTGTTGAATAGTCATAGTTGCACGATCCAAACCCTCTTCGTGAGATTCCGCAGGGAATGGATCATTAGCGATATAATCTATCGCTTGAGTTTGCGGAACACCTCTTCTAATAACAACTGTTTCACCAGTTGCAGGAGTATTCCCAGATGTAAATGTAACATTACCACCTGACGCATCTCCAGCACCAGATACTGTATAGTGCGTGGTTAGAGTTTTGGTTGTTTCAGTTCCTGTAGAGGATCTGATAATTACTTGTAAATCTGTGTCTGCAAATATTTTAAATGTGTAGGCAAATTCAGTTGTACTGTCATTACCCGAATACGAATTTTTTACTGTTGTGCTTGATACTGTCATAACTAATTAAAACCTTTAAACAAAGTTGATGGTTTTGTAAATAAAAAATGTTGATTATAATCTTTTTCCATTCTATTTTCAATCCTTTCTAATATACCCGGTTTTATAGTCTCCATTATCTGATACCCTATCATATAGTCAAATGCACTCTTTATATAGAATAAATTATAAAAAGGTATCATTGCTGTTACAGCATCATAGGCTGATTTAGATGCTTTACTAAATTCTAATCTAGTTCCATGTTTAATAGCCATTAGAACATCTGCTGTCGTTACACCTATTGGTCCAACAAGTCCACCTAATAAAGCAAATTTATCTCTAACTTCATTAAATAATACATCACCATATATACCTAATCCACCACCTTGCAATAAAGCAGCCATTATTGTTTTAGGTTTAGTTATATCTCTTGGAGATCTACCTTTAAGTAAATCTTTTAATGTCATAGACATATATCCTAGCATTGCAGAAGTTACCATTAATGCTGACATACCTCTTATACCTCTGCCTATATCTCCTTGTTTTCTACCTTTAAAATAATCCATTTCTCTACCTAAAACTTTTTGTACAATAGAAATAGGAAATGCTTTAAATTGACCAAAAAATCTAATAGCTTCACCAAATCCAGTTCCTGCTAATTTACCTTGTGTCATAAAACCTTTTACTCTAGCATCTGGTTCTATAACTGCATAAATTGATCTATCTAATAATATTCCAGATACTGCTGCTTTAAATTTTTCTTTTTCTATTCTTATTTGTCTATCTGTCATTTTTTCTAATCCTGTAATTTTTTTTACATCAGCATCAGAAATTTGATCTAACAAACCAATATTAATAAATTCTTTACCATCATCTGCTTTTTCCATTGCAGTTTTTCTTATGACATCCCATTTAGTAGGATTAATATCATACATTGTAAATAATTCTTGAAGTTGTTTGTTTAAATTTTTAAATTCTAAATTTTTTTGTCTAGCAAAATAATTTGCTAATCCTAACATTGCTCCTTCTTTTAAACTGTTGGTCCACCAAGAAAGTAAATTTAATTTAAAAAATGTTCTTTGAGCTTTAGTCCAACCTTTGTTTAAGTTATCACCAACTTGATGTCTTGCAGACATATCATAAATAGTATTATCATTTATAAAACCTAACATTTCTGCTATTTCTTTTTTTTGTTTTGTGTTTTTAATTCTACCTAAACTAGACAATGCTTCAAACATTCCACCTATAAATGATCTACCTTGATACCTTACCTCTGAACCATAAATACCAACATCAGCCAATGCAGAAATTGTTGCACCGCCTAGTCTTGCCATAGATGCTAAAGTTCTTAATATTGCTTAATATCTAGCAACACCAAAATTTTCTACAGTATAAATAGAGCCATCTATAATTTTCATATATTTATCTAATTTACGAAAATTTTTAATATCTCCAACATCTTTACCAGATTTTTTTAATCTATCATGTACTGCAAATCTAATTTTATCCATGTTTTCTTTAGGTTTTGTACCTAACGCATCTATTATTCCAAGATTTCTTCCTGCAGTTTGTAATCCAGAAAAAAAAGATTCTTTTAAATTACCAACACCAAATTTATCATTGTAATCAAACCAATCATCTGCTGTTTTAAAATGTAATACTCTTTTAAATTTAGAACCTTTTGCTACATCTTGTGATGTTCTTGTACCATAAGAATTAGATACACCATCTGCAATTAAATATTTATTACCTACTAAAGAATTATAAACATCTATCATAAATTCATCAATATTATCTGTATTTGCAAAAGTTCTATCAGTATCTAATTTTTCCATTACAAAATTTTTCCATGCTAAAAAATTTTTATTGTAATTTATATCTTTTTTTAATTTTAAAGATGGATCAGTTTCAATATTTTTTATACCTAAAATAGCTGCAGCATTTCTAATACTTGATGGATCGTGTGATTGTTTTACAATATATCCCCATAGCTTTTGAATATTAGCTCCTCTATCATTTAATTTTTGTCTAATCATTTCAGAATAACTTTCCATAACTTCTGCTAATTTTATAATATCTGGATTAGTTTCTGTTACTGGAGGTTTTATTCCGGATCTTTTTTCTATCTCTGTTCGTTCTGCACTTAACTCGTACATAGTTCTTGTAACTCTTCTTTGTACTTCAGCTTCTGATATTCCGTCTAAACCTTTATCAAATAAATCATCCACACCAGCAGCTCTTAATTTAGCATTGAATCCAGATATTAATTGATTAACAGTTGCGTTTTGTTGTACAGCAGCAGATGATCTTGCAGCTACAACTCTATTGTTAGAACCTACCATTATTGCAGTTAAACCTTCTAATGGATTATCTTGAAATTCAGTTAATACTAATTCTGTTAATCTTCTAACTTTAATTTCATTTTCTATAGCATTTCTTTTGTTAATTTTTTTTTGTAATTTAATTTGTTCTGATACATCTTTAGCAACAGCATCTACATTGACTTCATCAATGTTACTTAATTTTTTTTCTGCTATAGATTGTTTAATTAAGTTTACTATCTCTTCTTTTTTAGTTCCAGCAATAGAAGATTTTTTTAATAAACTTTCTATTCTTATTAAACATTTATCTGCCATAACTACCTACCATTTCTACAATTAATAAAATCCGCTACTGCTTCATCTAATTCTTTTTTTTTTGTATTAAGTTCGTCTAATTCTTCTGTTGCAGTTTTTAACTCTGAATCTTGTTCTCCTCTTTGAAACTTAAAATTAGCATCTTTTTGATTATTTTTAATAGTTTCTAGTTGAGAGTTTAATGTTTCAATTTCAACATCAGTTTCTGCTTCATTCCTTCTAGCAACATTTTGTTCTGCAGTATTTAATTCTACCTCATCTGATTTTAATCTTGGTTGATTATTTCTTTCTACTGTTGGTATACTGTTTTCTGTAGTTCTTAATACTGGATCAGCATTTACAACTGGACCTACATCTACAGGTTCATCTAATAATAAATCTCCTAAAGATTTTTCTAATAATAATTTTCTAGTTCTTGGATCTGTTTTTTCTAATTTTAACATAAAGTCTGAAGTATCTCCATAATATTCTCTAAATAAAATTTGTTCGTTAGTTAGTTCTGGCTCTACTTCATCTGATTTTATTCCAGTTTCTTTTCTAACTTTATTTACTTTTTCTCTAAAGTTTTTATATTTAGCAACTGTTTTAATATCTCTTAATTTACCTACACCTACATGAAGTCCACCACCAAGTATTGATCCAAAAGCAATGTTAAGTATACTATCTGCTGCACCATAATCTGCTTGTACTCTTTTAGCAGCACTATAAACTATTGGCTCAACTAATGCTGCACCAACAGCACCTTCTACTACACCTCTTGAAAGTCTGGCAGTTCGTAAACTATATTTTGCAGCCATGGCAGCAAATCTTGCCTGTCCAAATACAGGTATAAAAGAAGCTCCAATATTAATAGGGTCAAGCATACTAACAGCTAAACCTGTACCAAATTTTGCAGCACCTACATAAAATCCAGAAGAAAAAGGATTCCAAGAACCTTCTGGTCCTCTTTGAATAATACTTTGTCTTTCTCTTTCAGCTTCTTTTTTTTCAACCATAATATCAACAACTGATTGAAACTCATCTTCTTTAAAATATAATCCTAAATTTTCATATTCTTTATTTAATTTTTGTCTATCAACACGAATATCACCACCTCTAATAGATTCGGTAGTAGCAGCATTAATAGACCTATGAGTTTTTGTTGCTTCTAAAGGATTGTATTCCCAGTTATCTGCAGCAATAGCACCTAAAGTTTGTCTTAAAGTTTTAGAATATCTATCGTAACCATTTTCTTGTGCTGTCTCGTCTATTTTTAATCCGAATCCTAATTGAGCCATTATTCTGTTAGTTTAAATTTATTTAAATAATTTGTTAAAGTTGTACCATTTGAATCTGCTTGATTATATTTGCCATCTGTTTTTAAAAATTTAGACATTCCACTTTTTCCACCTAAATGAGCTACAGCAACAAGACCATTTAAAGTAACTAAAACTCCATTAATTTCTGTACCTATATATTTATCTAAACCCTTGTTATTTATATAGCTAACTATATCATTAGTGTGCCAATCAAAAACTTCATCTTGTAATTCTTGACTTTCTAAAAATTCTTGTTTTGTAAAATTTTTTCCTGTTGCGTTTTTAAAATCTGTAAGTCTAGCATTACCAAATTGATAAGCACCCATATAACCTTCTTGATTAACTACCATATAGTTTCCAGAACTTTCAGATTTTTTCATAGAAGTTTTAAAATTTTTATCAGCCGAAGCTAATAGTATTCTTTCTTCTGTTTGTAATGATGCTTGTTGATCTGGCTCTGGCATAAAATCATTTAAAGACATATTTAATTTTATGTCAGTTCCCGGCAAAATGTAACTATCATCATCAAAATCAAATTCTAAAAAATCACCATTAGCATTTTTAACAGGAGCAAATTCTCCATCTGGCAAAATAATACCAAATATTAAACCTTCACCATCAGATGTATTTCTCCATTCACCATTTTCTTTTACATTAACTTCAAATTCACTTTCTATGTCTATTGTAAGTGTATCGTCTTTCATTGATCCAAAAGCTACCGCACCCCATTGATCTACATAATGATCTTTAATTATTTCTGTTTTAGCAACAACAGTATCAACATGACTATCTAATAATTTTTTACCATCCCATATTTTAGGAATGTAATATGTATCTTCTATTTGAAAATTTTCTTTAATAAGTGCTATTGATTTTTTTCTTGCTTTAACTTCGCTAGTATCACTTTCAGTAAACATTTGATTTAATGTATAATAAGTTAATATTTCTGTAATACTGTTCATTTGCTCTAAAGTTTCTGCACTATTTGCTCCAGTATTTGTTGCAACTATATCTTCAAAAAGTCTTATAGCTTTACTTGTTCTTATATCTTTTTGTAATTTATCAAATTTAACATTATTTTGTTTTGCAAATTCTTTTAGTTCTGTTCTTTTTTCTTTAGAATCAAAAGATAAAAATGCTTCAGTTATTGCTGGGTTTTGAAAATAAGATGAGAGAATAGCTGTTTCTGGCAAACCATCATTTAATAATTGTTGAAATGCTTTATTGTTTAGATCTCCAAACTGTAAATCTAAACCTTGTAACATTGCTACTCTAGTATTTTGATCACCATTTTTATAATTTAAAACAAATTGTTTTGATTGATTGGAGGTCATAACTTTTTGATTATACTTTGGTACACCTAAATCTGTTTGAATTTTAACTAAAGATGTAGCTAATTCAAATTCTAATGTATTTTTTTGATCTCCTTCTGCTGATTCAATAGCTTCTACAGCAGTTTTTATATCTTCATTTGTATCTATAATAAATCTTACAGGATCAGTTGATAATATTTCTTGTCTATTATTTACAATGTTATTATAATATTCTTTCTTTTTTTCACCTATTAAAAAGTCAATAACACCTGCTTGAACTTTAGTATCTATTTCTAATTCATATTGATCTATAGTTGTTTTTAAATCTTTAGAATTAATTGAATTTAAAATTTTTACTTTACCAATAGTATCATCTATTGTTTCTAATTGATTTTCCATTTTAACTATTGTTTCGGCAGGTAAAACTTCTTTAGCTAAATCCATATTAAATGGTACAGGTTCTTTACCTAAAGCCGCAGCAGCTACATAATTTTTCCAATCATTGTCAATTCGTGGTGTTAAAATTGTAATAGCTTTTTCTTTTAAAAAATTTCTTTGTTTAAGAGTTAAGTTAGGTAAATAATTTTTATCATTATTTAAAGCATAAAGAGTTGTTTCTGGTTGTTGTATAACATTTTTAGAACCATCCATAAGATCAATTTCAGCTGGTATGGAATCTAACATAATTTTTAATTCTGGTGATGACACTTGTGAAGTAAAAGTATCTTTAGTTAATTTTTCTAAATCTGTTCTTAAAGTTCCTTTAGCTATACCACTTTCATCTGTATCTGCTGTAATAAGTAAAAGTTCTTTTTGTTTATCGTAACCAGCAAATAAATTTTTTAATATATTTTGTGATATTTTTGTATCAGTTCTAAATATTGTTTTTTGTGTTTCTGCTAACGCATAGTTTTCAAATTTAATTCCAACATTATTATTAGTTGCTAAAGATTTATATTTATTAATTAAATTATTAGATTGATCTTTTAAATATTTATTAGCAACATCTTTATTAACAGACATTACTTCATCAGTATTAATAGTCTCTGATACTTTTATAAAATCAGTTATAAAATTGTTTTCTAGCTTTAATGCTTCTGCTTGATTTTGTGCATTTGATTCTTGTATTTTTTGATTAACAAGCATTTTAGTAGCAGGTGCTAAAGCAGTAGCTAATGTTTGATTTAATCCAATTTGAGGAGCATTAGTAGTTCCCGCTAATTGAGTGATTGATCCTTCTGCTGTAAATGTAGGTATTTTTGGCATTAATTACCACCCATTCTTAATAAAGTTGTTCCTGCAGTTGCTATAGTTCCTATTTGTGCAAGTTTTGATTGTTGTCTAGCAATACTACCTTTTATTCTTGCAAAACTAGCTTCTTCTCTTTTATTAGCTGCAGCAACTTGTGAATTATATTTTATTAAATTTTCTTGTAACTTTGCTTCAAGAGCATTTGATAAAGCAATATTATATGCACTACCACTTCCTATTTGTACTCCAGATTTAGCAAGAGCAACTGTAGTTTCTCCTTTTACTTTTTGATAAGTTTTATTAAACTGTGCAACATCAAATTCTGCTTTTTGTTCTATTTGTGTAGCTTGACCCTCTAATACTTCAGCAGTTCTATTATTTGCTGCTTGATTATATTTACCAATAGCACCTTGATGTGTAAATTGCATTACAGAAGTTGCTGCTGTAATATAAGGTGCTGCTGCAACCAATGTTGGTCCTGCTAATGTTAATGGTCCTTCATATTCATAAGAATCTTCTTCTATAATATTATCATTTATATCATAAACAATTTTGTTATAAATCTTCATTAGAATATCCTCGCATACATATATTGATCAGAACCATCAAAACCAAATTTTCTCATTAAACCTTCGTTCTTCAAACCTAACCACTCTGCAAATCTTTTACCTTGAGTAAAATCTTTTCTAATTGCAGTTTGAACTCTTTTTATATTATGTTCTTTTGCAACTCTAGCAAAATCTTTTTTAATTGCTTTAGCTACACCTAAAGGATGTTTCCACATATCATTTGATGCTATAACCCAACCTTCTGCTACTTGACCCCAAATCATTTTCATACCCGCAGCAAAAATAGGTTTATTATTTACCATTCCTGTAAAAGCTAAATGATCTTGTTCTAAATTTTTAGCATCACCTTCAACATTAATATAATGTCTGTCTGCTTCTAGTATTTTATGATTCATTTGATATGACAATATAATCTGTCCATGCTCTTTTGTGTAAGGTACTATATATAACATATTATCCATCATTTGTAGTTAATCTTGGGTATAACGATAAAATTGTAAAAGGTAAAGGTTGAGTTTGTCTAACAAAGATAAAACCATCAGTTTCATAATTACCTCTAAACTCTACCTCTTTATCTCCTGTAAATGGTGGTATACCTTCATCCATTAAATCAGCAGAACTTCTAAATGGTATTCTCTCTAAATTGCTTAAATCTGGTCCAACTTCTACACCAATAGTTTCAAACATTCTAACTGTAATATCATATATTCTTTTTGTCTTACCTTGTGATGTACCATTCTGTGATCCAGCATTTAATCTCATAGTTTGTAGTAAAGATGTATAAGCCAAACCTACTTTAACATTTTTTGATGAACGATCTAAAGTAATACTACCAGAGCTTACAGTTTTATCTGGGTGAGTTGCACCATTAGCTAATATAGAAACTGTTTGTCCCTCAAGGTGATCTAATCCTGATATTGTACTTACAGCACTACCACTATAACTTAATGCACTATCTAAAAAATTAAATGATGTGTTATCTGTTTGATCAAAATCAAATACATTTAATATTTCTACAAATCTTCTAGTAGCACCATTGATTGTTCTTTTAACAATTACATAGACTTGATATTCAGTATCGTCAGTTGGAATAACTGCAACACTTTCACATACTGCTTTACCTTCATCAGTTTTTGTTAATCTAGTAGAATCATCTAAAGATGTAACAGTTAAAAATCCTGTAGACAATGGTGATGTTTCTGTAATCGTAACTACATTACTACTAACTGTTGCTGTAAAATCTGAATCAGCATCTATTAATGTTTTTAAGTTTGTTGCTGTTTGGTTGTTACTTGTTGTTGTATGAAATTTACCAGACGTAGCAGATGTAGCGGATGTAAAGGTTGTAGTCGTACCATTTGCTTTTGTTAAAACTATTCTTGTACCATTTGCTATATTTGCATAATCAGTAACTGTAATTGTTGCATTACCAAATCTACCACCAAAAATATGTCTATGCCAAGCAGTTACTTGTTGTTCTCTTTGATAAGTTAATCCTACTAACTCACCATCACCTCTAACTCCATAAACAATTTGATTTGGTTCTTGTTGATATGCAATTTGTGTTAAACCACCTTCACTAATGTGTTCGGCAAGAATAGTCATATCGGGTGCAATATAACCATCTACATCAAAGTTATAAGCTAGTTCTCTAATTTTTCTTTTAGCTCTTTGTAAAAATAGTGTTGCGTTACCTACAGCTATAGCATCTACGTTTGCTGCACCATGGTTAGATTGTTTTTTAATTAATATGTTTGTAGGTGTAACTGCACTATCTGTACCACCTCCACTTACTGTAAATTCACCACCTGCTGTACCTATAATTAAAGTTCTTGTTGAAGTCATAAATCTAATGGCATTAACTTGGTTAGATGCGATTGTATAAATAATTGCATCATCATCAGCTATTGTGCCACCAATGTTTGCATCCATGTTTTCATAATCACCAGACTTTGAAAAAAATACTGTTTGTGGTTGGTTAGTTGTTCCGGCAAATACTAATCGTTGTTCAAAAAAAGTTACGCAAGAAGGATGACCTGTGGTATCAGAAAAAGCTCCTAGCTGCCAATCTGCTGTAGCAGTTGAAGCATCTAAAGTTGAAAGAATTGAAATTGTTGCATTTGTTGTATCTGCTACACCAGTAATTTTTGCATAACCACCATGAAGAAAAACAAACCTACCAACATCTGTTGAAAGAAAACCAGATCCACTATTAATACCAGTAACTGCAGAAGCTGCCAATGATACACCAGTTCCTATTGCTGTAGCTCCCGGATTTAAAGTTGTTGTTGTTGTATTAGCATCTTGCATTGGTCCATTAGTAAAATCAACATCAGTTAATGTCCAAGAAGTATGACCAGTACGAGATAGTTTTTCTACTTCGTGTGAAGGATGCGTAATATACATTACATCAGCACTTTGTGCAAACTTAATATCAAATAGTTGTGCAGTAGTATAAGGTGTTGTTAATTCAAAAACTTTGTTAGCCACACCTCCAGAACTATAAGCAGTAAATGCAGAACTGTTTATATCCACTCCATCTTTATCTTGTAGTTCAAATGTATTGGTAGTTTTGTCTGCAACTAAAAATCTTTTACCATTAACTTCTGTCATACCAGAAACACCACTAATCAATACTTCATCACCATTTGAATAACCATGTGAAGTTGCAGTTACTACTGCTGGATTAGCAGCGGTAATTCCAGATATAGTTTTATCTCCTTCTAATACAGCACCACTATCTTTATACACTCTCATTTTTAAGTTTGAGAACTCAAGCATATAAGTTTGTGTTGTTGAAAATTCAAAAGGTATTAATCTTGTTTTGTTATCGCTATCAGCAACTTCTGCTAAAAAAGTAGAACCGGGTCTACGAGCTGCTGAACCATGTGGATATACTACTAAATTTTCTAATGTTGCACAACCAGATGTATATTTAGTTAAATCTGTTCTGCCATCTAATCTTGGCGATAGTTCACCACCTGTAAAGTTTGTAAGTTCGACAGCAACCCTAGCCATTTATTAAAACCTTGAGTTTATAAATGTACTTGCATCTATTTGATCTGCCATGCCTAAATCTTGATCAACATTTTGACCTTCAGTTGAATCTACAAATCTAGCATCTTTTAATTTATCTTGAAACAAATTATACATATTTGTTGCTGTAGTATTATTAGAAGTAACTGCAAAAGCAATATCAGCAGCTAAAGAAGCAGATAAAGTTTCTCTTAATAATTCATCATACTCATTAGGATCTGTAATTCTACCAATGTAAAGTATTTTCATACTAGATGTATTGCTTAATATCTTTCTACCTTCTACTTTGTAGTTTGAATCATAATCTAATATTTTAAGTAATCTTAAACAATCTGCTGGTAAAGTATAAGCATAACTAAAACCCCATGCAGGAGCTGTAGTATCTACTGCTAGTTCAACTCTTTTTTGTAAGCAGTTCCAAGGATGTGTTCTAAATAAACCATCTCTTACTTGAGTATACCTTGAGTTGCAAAGTCTTGCGTTTTTTGAATCTTCTGTAAGTGAAAGTATTGTTGTTGCACCTAATTGATTTAATGCTCCATTACAAATGTCTACTGTTGATGCCATATCACTTCCTTATAATATACTTGCGTCTTATTTGTCTATCTTTTTCTAACGCAAATATTTCTTCTTCTGTTCGTTCTTTTTTAGTATCAAAGCCATAATGATATTTAGTATCATGCTTAAACCTATCTACTAAAACATACCTGTAAACATAATTATCTTTTTTAAAATGTAATACAGGTTTTAAATCTTGTATTTTTTTCATGCACTCTAGGCGGCTTCCACTCTCGCTTTCACCGCCTAAAATTTTATTTATTAGTCAATTACATATAACATTTGCAACTGAATAGTGCCAGTACCATTAGCACCTGCTAATGTAACTGTAACTGGAACACCATCTTCATTAGCATCTGTTACTGTATTTTTACCTAAAGCTATAGTGTCAAGAGCTGCAACACTTTCAGCAGATGTTGACGCAGCCGCAGCTTTGTATTCATCCACATCAAGAGCTTGTGCAGTTCCATCTGCTTTTGTATGAGCAGCATAACCTACAGAAATAGTTGTACTAGATCCTAAAGCATCATAACTAGCAGCACCAGATAATAATCTAGCACCATTAGGAATAACAAACATAGTAATAGTAGATTGTTCAGCACTTGCTTCGTATTCAGCAAACGCAACTCTTACTCTACCAGAAAGTTCGTTAGTATTTACTTTAACAGAAGGTGTACTAGCAATTTTTGCGTATTGTATTGAATTAGCCATATATTTATCCTCCTATTATGATTCTGTACATTGTACTTCAACAACTTTAGCTTCTTCCATTCTAGTGGCACCAATGCTCATGCAGTAGTACACTTGAGTGGCATAAGATTTGTCGCTTCTTTCGTCTATTCTAGCATTGACATCTTTGCCAACACCTAAAGCGATTCCATCTTGTGCAAAAGCTATACATGATCTAGTTGTGCTAGATAATGCTAGTCTGTTTGATACAATGAAATTAAAACCAAGGAACGAGTTGATTTCACCATTTGCCAATGCTTTGACAGTGTTAAAATCAGAACTTGTTACTTCAGTTATATTTAAAAGATCACTTATCTGTCTCGGAGACACGATAATGTGTCTCGGAATTGAAGGATCTACATCTCCTAAATCAAGAGTTTGTTTAGCTTCTCTTAATTTAGCGATATTTAAACCAGCAGAACCATGTACGATTTGATTCGCATTAGCTGTGCTTGTTGATCCTGTCTCACCAGTGTACGCAGTACCTAGTGCAGCAGAAATGATCACATCATCCATAGCTCTACCCATTGCCATAGCAGCAGCTTGAGCATAAGATGAAGTCGGATCTATTAAAAGTCTAACTTTGTCCTGTTGATCTATTAGATCAGCAAATTCATAATCCGCAAGAGATACTCTTCTTCTCGCATGAGGAGTATCTATTTGTGGAGTGTCTGAATGTCTGCTAGTTTTTTCAACTGCAGTTACTGAACCAACTTGATCGAAAAAAGAATTTTTTCCAACCACAGATTCAACACGAACTTTGTCTCTTAATAACGATCCCATTTGTTGAGAAAGCATTTGTACGTTTGCAGAATACTGCTGTACAAAAGCTGTAGTTATATTTGATGACATAATTGTCTCTCCATATTATTGTTAAGTTAAAATAATCAGAAAGGTTCTCCACTAAATAATAGTAGGCATCTCTTGGATTTTAAGTCTTTTAGACTAGAAGTCTATTCCTTCTTGTCAGTAAGGTTCTTGCGAATTTTCTTACCTATTACCCAGTTATAATATTTTTCAGCAAAAGGCAAGGGATCATTTTTTTGTTTCTCTGATCCTGTTTCTTTTACCATTCTTAATATTTCTAACCGAATTTCTTTATCATTAAGATTATTTATCTGCATTTAACATTTCTCTTAATGTATAAACTTGTTGTACCAATTTATCATGATCTGGATGTTGTTTATTCCAATAAGGTCCATTAGTATCATTGGTAATAGCTGATATTTCAGATTCAATATCTGCAATCGTATTTACATTTTCGCTTTCAGTTGCAACAATTTTATCTTCTGACATCATTCCTGCTATTTTTGCAAATCCTTTAATAATTTCTGGATGATCTCCAATCCTTGTACCATTAGATAAAGTCATATCTAAAACTTCTGGATTAATATTAGCTTTTGCTAATGCACCAGCTTGTTTAACTTTACCTTCAAAGTCTCTACCCCATTCTTGTCTTAACTCTTGTTCAGCTTGAGATTGAGCAGTTTCAGTATCTATTTTTGCTTGTTGTGCAGAGCCTTCCATATTATTTTTGTAAAACTCTAATATACCTTGAGCTTGTTTATTATTTAAACCCAACTTATGTGATTGTTCGGCAAAAGATTTAATTGCATTTTCATCAAAAGGAACAACATCTGATTTTGCATCTAAAGCATATTTTTCTGGAGATTCTGGTCTACCTAATTTTTCGTAGGCTTCATCCCATGCTTCTTGAGTTGAATTATTTGTTGGTATTGCTATTTTATCTTGACCAATCATTTTAACTGCATTGATATAAGATTTAGCTAAAGAATCTGCTTCAGTAAATTTTTCAATGTTAGGATCATTTCTATAAACTTCACTAATAGAATCTTTCCAAGATGATGTTTGTGGTGCAGGAGTATCTGCTCCTTTTACTGCAACTTGTGTAGCAGTTTGTGTTGGTTGTACTGTTTCTGTAGTCGCTTGTTCTACAGGCACAGTTTCCTGTGTTATCTGTTCATTTGACATTTTTATTTTTCCTTATCATTTCGTAGCATTGATTTAATAAATAGAATGACACTACGTTGTCCTTCCATGTATGCACTTTCATGGCTATCACCTTTTACATTGGTGGTAGAATGATAATGACATCTTTTTTCAAGGTCAGTTAAGACTTCTTTGCCTTCGTCTGTATTGAATATGTATTGATAATTTTTTTTTAGTCCTGCTATAAATTTCTCTAGTTGTTTATCTTGTTTCATATTATTCCACTAATGCTTTTGCTTCTTCCGGCAATGCTTTTGCTAGTGGTGCTATATCTCCTCCGGCTTGTGCAACTTGTTGCATCTGTGCCATTTGTTGTTGTTCTGCAGCTTGTGCTGCGGCTTGTTCTCTTTCTGCGTTTACTTGGTTTTGTGATTTTAATAATTTTTGTGGCATACCAACAATGTCTGCTAGATGTTTAACAAGGTTATCAAAATTAACATAATCAAATACTGGTGCTACATTTGCAAGACTACCTAATATTTCTATTGCTCTCATAATAGATTGTAGCTCTGAAGATTTTTGTGCTTTAGCAAGTGGTGATACATATTCTATTTCTATGTCTCTACCAGATAAAAACTCTGGAGCTGGTGGTAACATATCGTTACGAAGTAATATTGCAAACACTCTATCAATTAATGGTTTTAATAATTCTGATTGTAGTCTACCTAATACTGGACCAAGTAATCTCATCTTCTCTTCGTTACGTTGGATAACTTCTGTTGCTGTCATCTGTGGACCTTGTTGCATCATAAGTTGATTAACATAGAACACAGCTCTAATACTGTCTCTTCTTTGCTCTTCCAT